GCCGTCGAGCTTCGGGTCGTCGTTGACGGCCCGACTGATGCGGTCCTCGTGGTTGCCGAGCAGCATGTGCAGCTCGGGCCGGTATCGCGGGTTGCGATGCTTCGCGCGGAGTCTGTTGTGGGTTTCCATCGGCGCGCACAGAATGTCGAACGCGGCGTTGGCTGCTTCGATGTCGGCAACGTACCGGCGACCCTCGAACGACTTCTTGCCGACGTCGTAGGACGACAGTGATGGCATGTCGGCGTGGTCGCCGAGGTGGACGATCACGTCGGGCCGACGGTCGAGGATGTATTGACCGATCCATGCCAGGTGGTCGGTGGGCACGCCGGGCTTGGCCTGGGTGTCGGGGATCACCAGGTGGGTGCGGGTGGTCGCCATTCGTCGCCTCCTGCTAGGCGGCTGGGTCAGCGGAACAGGCCGCGGCGGCGTCGATGCTCGCGGACGTGCGAGTCGAGCCGTTCGTTGAGGTCTTCGACCTCGTGCACCGTGCGGTCGACCTTCTGTTCGATGCGGTCGAGCTTCTCGGAGTTGGCTGCGTGTTCGTCGGTGTTGACTCGGCGGGTCTTGCGTGACTGCCAGACAACACCGGCGAAGGCGAAGCCGCCAGCGACGGCCGCGGCCGCTACCGGTGCAAGTTCAGCTGCGAGGGACATGACACGTCAGCCCTTGACCTCGAGGATCGACGGCAGGATGCCGAAGTTGCCGAGGGTGGCTGGCGACACCTCACCGAGGTCGACGATCGCACCGGCGGCGACCGCCGCCATGGCGTCTTCGTAGGCGGGCGGGGACAGGTGCACGGCGACGTTGCCGGGCTGGGTGATGCGGTACACCGCGCCGTTGCGTGGGTCGCGGATGAGGCAGTCGCGCATGTCGATCTCCGGGGAAGGTGGGGGGACGTTGGAATAGGGCGGGCGGCCGATGATGGCCATGCCACCGCCGTCGAATGGGAACCACAGGTCGGCGACTCGGGAGCCGTTCACGTTGCCGTTGCGAGTCCATGCGCCGGTGGCAGTGAGCTCGAGGATCATGGCGATGTGGTCAAGACCACCGGGCGTCGACCCCCACTCGAAGCCGACGAGGTCGCCGGGCTGGGCGTCGCGGGCATCGGTCGAGGTGTAGTAGCCGCGGCTGATGTAGTCGGCGAACAGCGACGACACCCACGCGAACCGGGTCGGGATGCCGCACTCGGTCAGCGCCATCGACTGGAACGCAGCACACCATGCGGTGCCGGGGGCGAGCGGGTACCAGCGCCACGTCTCGTCGCCGCCGTTGCCGAGCCGTGCGCCCTCGAAGTCGAGAACCTGCTGCGCGGTGGTCATGCTCCCCACCCGTCGTCGGGGTGTTCTTCGCCCTCGGGGGCGTCGAACTGGGGAATGACACCGGCGGCGTCGGGGTTCGGAATCAGCTCGTCGTCGTCGCCCATCACGCAGCCTCGTAGGTGAAGTGCCAACGGATCTGCGTACCGCCGACGATCGGGTTTGACGATGTCCACGACGTACCGTTCACAACCAGCCAGCAGTCGGTGATGCCGTTGCCGATCCGCAGCATCCCGGTGGCGTTCGCACCCGTCACCGATGCCTGCCCGGTGCCAACCTGAAAGGCCGTCGTTCTGGGCGTGACTGGCAGGTTCAGTTCGTACGTTCCGCTGCCCGCGCTCACACCGGTATTGCCTGCGATTAGGAACCCTTGCCCGATGACGAGGCTGCCGAGTCTCATGTATCTGCCATGCACGGCGTAGAAGCCGCCGCTCCCGAGTGACGGGTCGGTGGTGCTGCCACCGATCGCAGGCGTCCATGACTCCCAAGCTCCATAGCGGCCGTACTCGACCCACGCCGAGCCGGTGTAGATCGTCATGAGATCCGAGCCGGTGATGACCGCCACCATCCCCTCCTCGGGTGCGGTGACCGCGGCATCGCGGGCGGTCGTGGTCGAGAATGTCATCACCACCTGCTTCGACAGGTAGTTGTTGAGGTTCGCGGCCGTCGGGTTCTCGCCGGCGCTGATGAGTCGGAAGCCTGAGCCCATGGGTCTCTCCTGCTAGTAGCCGACCGCGAAGGTCGAGTCGATGTAGCCGTTGGTCGCGTCCTCGATGATCCACGGATCGAAGTAGACCGGCGACAGCTGGTAGGTGGTCGTCCAGGTGTCGGGCGTGATCTCGTGGGCCACGGACTCGATGAACACGTCGCGCGAGATCGGATCACCGACACCTTGGGGGCGACGGTTGACGGTGATGCGGGTGCCGATCTCGAACGCCAACGCGATCGGGAACAGGTCAGCCGGTGCCGACCGGGGGTCGAAGGTGAGCGACTCGATGCGCAACTGCGGGTCCGCATAGGACGCCAGGCGGGCGTTGGCGATGTCGATGCTCTGGTCGTCGGTGTCGGTGATGAGCCCGGTGAGGTCGTTGGTCTTGATGAAGTAGCGCGACTGCGAGGCGGTGTCGTTGGTCGTGATGGCTGGCCCGCCGTCACGTTGCACGGTGATCCTGTTGTAGATCCGCTGGTCGTCGTAGTTGGTGCCGATGTCCAGATAGTGGAGCTCGCCGGCGCCATCGCCGAAGGTTGCTTGGCTGGTCACATAGGTCGACGACTCGCCGATCTGTTGGCGGCCGACGAACTTGACGTTGCCAGCGACATCCATGAACACGCGACCCTGCTCGGCAGCCTCCGCCTCCTTGATCGCATCGAGGGCCGTGACGCCATTGGTCAGGATGCCACGCACCGTGCCACGGCCGGTGCCGAGATCGGTGCCGTCTGACATCCAGTCGGCCATCGTGAGGATGGTGTCGATGCGCCCCTCAGTGCTCTGCCCGGTCAGGTAGGTGCCGCGACCGATGTCGCGGTGCGCGACCACCTCTGCGAGTGACAGGGTGGTGTCGGTGTAGAAGATCAGCTCGTCGATCTCGCCGACAAAGTTGCTGGCCATGTTGTAGGTGGACGTCGCACTCGAGGTGTATGCCTTGCCGACGGTGGCGATGTACGGATCGGCTGGTGGTGTTGTTGAGAACGAGGTGAACAATGAGGTGTTCACGCCATCGACAGCGACATTGAACGTCGGCGATCCGCTCCAGTCGAACCGAAGACAGATGTGGTGCGGGCGTCCGTCGTTGACCCTCACGGCGGAGTCGATGGCAACAGCAAGTGAAACGCCAGAGATGGAGCCCCACTGCGCCTGTATGACGCCGACGCCACCGGTGACGATCATGCCGGCGGCGATGGTGAACTCATTCCCAGGGCTATAGAAGATGCCGTAGGAGCCGTCGTCGGTCGTGTTGGTCTGAATCCAGAACTCGAGCGTTTTGTTGTCTTTGTCGTAAAAGGAGAACGGGAACCTGGAGTCGGGAACTTCGAGCCAGGTGTCGCCGTCGAACGATGCCGCTGCCGAGCCGTCGTCGGTCAGGAGTCCGGTGGCGGTCGAGCTGGTAGTCGCTCCGCTTGCGTTCTTCCACTGGCCCACCGGCAGTTGCAGGATCTCCTCGAACGCTGTCGACGACCCATCGCCATCATCGAACCGGAACCACACGTCGGGCGTGTGCTGTTCGATGTGGTACGGCCAGAAGGCTGGCAGCGTCAGCTGGCTGAGAACCTTGAAGCCGTCGGACACGTTGAGCGTGACGTTCGAGCCGAACTGCCCCTGGTAGGACTGCGGCCATCCATCGACCCAGCCCATGAACAGCTCCTGGTAGAACCCGCCGTCGTAGGACGCTCCGATGCGCACCGGGCGCATCGGTGTCAGCGAGCCGTAGTAGGGGCCGTCGGCATACTCGGGGTCGAACCGTCGGTCGTTGTTCTCGAGCATGACGGTGGCGCTGCCGGTGGAGAACTCGTCGAGCTCGTTGGACCGGCCACGGTTGATGCTGACGCCCTGGACGTAGTCAGTGACGTCGGTCCACACGATCGACGACATGGTCGACCCGAGCGGCACCAGGCCGGCACCGCCGCTGGTCGAGAACCCGATCTCGACGATGAAGGTGACGTCGTCGTACAGGTCGACGCTCACTTGCGCCACCTAGCGCCGTCACGCTGCTCGAAAGCCTTGATGGCTTCCACCGTCGCCTTCCCGACCGCGGCCTTGTCGGCCGTCGGCGGCACGTTCACGACGATGTTGTAGGTGGAGCCGCCACCGGCAGAGGAGAGCATCTTGCGGCTGTCGGGGTTCGAGAAGATCCGCACGCTCGAGCCCTGCTTGACGCCGAGCTCGGGGCCTTGTTCGCCGACGACGAACATGCCGTCGCCGACCATGCCGCCTTGGGCGTAGGCGCCGACGGCGCGGAATCGTGCCTCGAGGATGTCGGCTATGCGGGTGTTGATGGCGCCGAGCATCCCGCTCTCGCCCATTCCTCGGAAGATGCCGACCACCTTGTGGGCGAGATCGCGCAGCTTGGCCACGGCGTCGCCGGTGTCAGCGGTGACAGGGATGTCGACCTCGGCCTTGCCAACCTCGCCGGCGACGGTGCCAAGGTTCTCGAGGTCGCCCATGGCACCGACAGCGGCATCGCCAGTGGTGTCGAGACCGAACTGGGCGAGGTTGTTGAGCTGACCGCGCAGGGCGTCGGTCGTGGCGCCCTCGCGCTTGGCTGCTTCATCGAGTGCGAGCAGGTCGCCCTTGTAGGCGCCGGCCGCCTGGGCGACTGCGATCCAGGCGTCACGCTTCTCGCGCTCGGACTTGTTGCCGTCGTTGACTGTCTTGTTGTAGGTGTCTTGTGCTTCTTGGAGCTGTTGGGCCGAGCGGTAGGCGCGGAAGTAGGGGTCGGTCTGAGCGCGAAGCTCGGCGGCGACCTCCTTGAGCGAGTCGGCGTGGCGAAGGTTGGCCGAGGCTGCGTTCGCGGCAGCGTTGGCTTCTTCCTCGGTCTTGCCGTTGGCGATCGCCTGCTGGCGCACCTTCTCCTTGATGACTTCCTGCTGGTGGTCGTAGGCGTTGATCTGCTCAATGATCGTCTCGGCAAGTCCCTTGTCGAGCTGGCCCTGTTCCGCCAGCAGGGCTATGAGATTATTACGCTCTCCACCTTCTGCTCGCAGCTTGTCGATGTAGTTGGTGCGATCTGAGGCAAGCTGCGTTGTGGCGAGACCAATGAGCTCCCCATTCGTCAGCGCGATGGCTTTGGAGTTGTCGTTCAGGGCGGCGGTGTACCTAGCGACGCTGATGCCGGCATCGCTGAGATTGTCCAGCTGGTCCTTTTCTTGGAGCTTCTTTTGGACCAATGCCGTAGTGTTCTCAGTGATCGCGCCGGTCTCAGCATCAAGGGTGTCGGTGAACTCCTTGGCTCGAGCATCAGCGGCCGCTTGACCCTGCTGGTACATCGTCCAGATGCCGAAGCCGATGGTGGCCGCTGCGGCCACGCCGCCGAGGGCGGGGACCACCGCCGACGACAGGCCCGAGGCGAGGTTGGCGCCCATCGTCTGGGAGGCGCCCATCTTCGTCGCCATCTCACCGACGGAGATGGCCACCCGATCGAACAGGTCACGAGCGAACGACATGACAGGCTTGAGCGTGTCGCCGAACATCGACGCCAACTTCGACACCGCCACGACCGCGCCGATGCCAGCAGCACCGCCACCGGCGAGCACCCCGACGACGGTCTGGATCGGGCCGGGAAGATTCGAGAAAGCGTCGGTCATCGCGCCGACGATGTCGGCTGCACGACCCACGATCGGGATGAGTGCCGACCCGATGTCCTCCTGGAGGTTGCCGAGCTTCACCTTGAGGCGGTCGACCGGGGTGGCGGCCGCTTCGGCTGCGCCGCCGAACTCCTTCGACAGCTCGGCCAAGATGATCTTCTGCGCGCCCAGGACGTCGCCGGCCTGAGTCATCGTCTCGATCTGAGCCTTCTGCTCCTCGGTGAACGACACGCCGGCACGCGACAGGGCGGTGATTCCCTTGATCGGGTTGTTGAGCGCCTTGCCCAGCTGGATGGACGCCGATGACATGTCGGTCCCGAGTGCGGTCGACATGTCGAGGGCGAGCTGGGTGGCTTGGTCGAAGACGTCGTTGCCTTCGCCGGCCTTGTTCTGGATGTTCGTGAAGGTCAGCAGCAGGTTCGCACCCGACTGGATCAGCTCGTCATCGGCACCGGTCAGCTCGGAGATGGAGGTGGCCAACTCGCCGACCTGGTCGGCTGATGTCCACGCGGTGGCGCCAGTGGTGCGCAGGACTCGCTCGGTCTCGCGGCCGATCTTCGCGGACTCCTCCGCAGCCGACCATGCCGACTTGAGGGCAAGCCCGACACCGGCCACCACAGCCGTCGCCGCAGCAGCGACCGCTGGGCTGATGTTGTCGCCCATCTTGCGCAGCTTGGATTCGGTGGTGCCCGCTGCGGCGTCGACGCCTTGGAACGCCTTCTTGGCGCCGGCGTTGTTTCCCGTGATGATGATCTCGAGGGTTTTGCTAGCCATGGTCAGCCTCTGCTGGCGCGGGCGATCTCCTCGAGGTCCTCGAGGTACGCATTGAGTTCAGGGATCGACAGCCGGTGGAGGTCCCACGGCCGGATGCCGTACAGACGCGAAAGAGAGGGCCAGGCTCCGATGAGCGTGGCCCTCACGATTCCGGGTCTGTGTCGCCTTCGTCGGGCTCGTCGAGCTCGACGTTGAAGTCGTCAGGGTTGAGCACCTCGGGCCACTCGTCGAGCACGGTCTGCAGCTGCAGCGCGGGCTCGCCGTTCGCACGACGGGCCAACCACCACATGATCTGCAGCGAGTCCTCGGCGACGGTTGAGCCGCCACCCCAGAACGCGGAGAAGGGCAGACCGCCGCACGCCTTGCGCACTGCGATCTGTTCGCCGAATGGGATGTTGTCGGGTGCCAGCGTGCGAGTGTCACCGCAGACGGTGATGCGCAGCACACGCTGTGCGGCCTTGCGCTGAGCGGCACGACGGCCGGCTCCTGGCTTCGGTGCGGTTGCCATTGATGTCCTCCTGCATGGACGGTGGCGGTTATGGGTTGGGGAACGCTCGAGACACGAGCCGGCCGATCGCCGCGGTGTAGGCAGCTTGGATGTCGGCCATGTTGCGGGCCAGTGCGGTGTTGATCGCGTAGGGGCCCTCGTTGGGGCTGGCGACCTCCCAGCCGCTACCCACCCACGTCGGGTGCTGTGGCTTGGTCGAGTCGGCGTACTTGCCGCGCGCATACCAGCCGGTGCGCTTCTCCGCACCCCAGAACGCCACATTGGCCATGGCGGTCGCGGCTCGCTTCGACTTCGACGGCTTGACGGCGATGCGTGCGTCGCGCTGGTTGCCTCGGCCGCGGATGGCGGCGGCAGCCTTGCGCTGCACACCGCCCATCCTGCGGGCCTCGGACTGGCTGACACGTTCGCCGATCTTGGCGACGTCTCGATGCGTCTGAGCAAGCTCCCTGGGGAACTCTGGCCCGATGGCCTTGAGTGCCTTGCGGAACTGCTTGATGTCGACGGTGACGTCGACGCCGCTCATCAGGGCGCGCTGTCGCCGTTGACGAGCTCGACGGTGATGGCCGACGCATCGGTCGACGACGCGACGCACTTGAAGGGCAGCGACTGGCTGAGGATCTCAGCACCGCCGACCTGCGGGGTCGAGCCGTCGATGCGCACGTTGGTCGTGATGGTCACCGAGTCGGTGCCCGAGGTGAACGATGCCACCATGGCCGCTTCGGTGCCGGCCACGAATCGGGTGTATTGCGTGAGATCGGTGAACTCGATGTCAAGGGTGCCGGAGTATTCCCGCAGCCCGGCCTCGAGGGGCTCGGAGATGAACTGCGAGCCGAGGAACCGGCGGTCGCTGTTGAGGGTGTTGTTGCCGCTGATCGACAGCGACTTCACGTTCACCGAGCTGCCGCCAATGGTGACCGCGGCGTGGTTGAACTTGAGCGGCTTGATGTTCGCCGGGTACGACGCCGACGCGAGCGCGATGCCGAGGGTGAAGGTGACACCAGTGCCCGAGGCGGTTGCGTTGGCCGACAGGACCGCAGCGGTCGCCGAGGTCACCGATGCGATGGTCGCGCCCGAAGGGATGCCGGTGCCGCTGATCGGCTTGCCGACGTCATCGGTGGAGAACGCAGCGGTGGCCGAGCTGATCGCGGTGGAGCCCGAGGTGGTCACGCCGTCGGTGACGGTGCGGTAGGCGAACTCTCGCTGGCCGATCAGGTCGAGGCCGAGGGTGGCGATCTCGCCGGCCGAGCAGGCGATCTCCCAGGACGACACCTTCATGCCGGCGTAGGTGAACGGGTAGGTGGTGCCGTTCGTGGCCGGACGGCCGACCTGCACGGTGAGGGCGTCACCGGTGAGATCGCCAGGGGTGAACGTGTGGGTGTAGGGGCCCGAGCCGGTGGTGGACACCGCGCCGAACATGGCGGTGAACAGCTTTCCGAGGCCGCGGTTGTAGAGCTCGTGCTGGACCGAGCCGGACACGGTGACGTTGCCGCCGTTCCACTGGTCTGAGGTGAGCACGCGGCGGCCGGCGATGATGCCGGCCGACTCGAGGCGGGTCTTGTCCTGCATCAGCGTCTCGCTGATGAGTGGGAGGAACGCCGTGACGGTCACCGGAGTGCCGACGGTCGATTCCAAGGCGTAGCCGATCTGGGCATCCATGCCGGTGCGGGCCATTGTCACTTCTCCTGGGGGTCGGCCTCGTCGGCCTTGGTGGTGGGCTTCTTCGTCGCAACCTTCCAGCCCTGCAGCGCAAGCTGCTCGGCGAGGTCGGCGTCGACGTCGATGGTCTCGCCGTCGGCGACGACGAGTTGGAGCGCGGCGACGTACAGGTCGACGCCGGTCTTGTTGGTGATCTGCACGAGAGCTCCTAGAGCAGTCGGGTGGAGATGGACACGATGACTTCGGCGAAGCCGATCGGGCCTTCTGGGAACATGGCCGAGGTCATGCGTTCGCGGGTGATCTCGGCCGACAGGACACCGTCGAGGGAGTCGAGCGAGGTGTCGTCGGCGAGCACGTCTTCGACGGAGCCGACGATCGCCGACAGTCGGGTCATGGTGTCGTCGAGGGTGCCGTAGCCGGCGACGCGAACCTGCAGTGGGATGTCGAAGTCGTCGTTACGTTCCTTGCGACCCGACACCATCACTGGGATCGACACGGGTCCGTCGACCTCGTCGATCCACACCAGCTGCGCGGTGGGGACCATGTCGCCGGGCCAACCAGGGGACACGGTCACACCGGCGAGGGTGGCTTCGGCTTGGAGTAGTGCGACGATCTTCTCGCACGCCGCCCAACGGATGTTGGTGGTGGCCATGTCAGGCCACGCCTGGTGTCAGGTATGACGGCGCCGAGTTGAGGAGTCGGTCGACCTCGAGGTAGCCGGTGGGTCGGCCACGGTTCCAGTCTGGGGTCGAGTAGCGGGTGTAGGAGCCGTCCATCGACTGGGCGATCACGTCGCGGCTCTGGCCCGATCGGGATGAGAACGCGACCGAGCGCACATACTCGGCACAGGCCCGCAGGATGATCTCGGGCGGTGAGTCGAGGCCGTGGCTGTAGGTCACGGTCAGCTGCTTCGATCCGACCCATGGGCCGCCGGTGATGAGGCCGGTGGGCTTGTCGATCGTGAGCGCTGCGAGCTCGGAGGCGGTGAGGGCGGTGCCGTCGGCCGAAGCCGAGGTGATCGACCTGATCGGGAAGTGCGCCAGCTGCGTCGCGGCGTTCGGGTAGGTGATGACTTCACCGGTCACGGTGCGCGGCTCGAAGGCCAGGTTGCGGTAGCGCTCGGTGATGTCGGTGAACTCGTCGACAAGGTTCTCGAGCTCGGAGTCTGGGTAGGTGGTGGAGTTGGTGAGCGCCGGCACACGGCTGCGCACCTGGCTCGCCGTGAGGTACGCCATGACCTACTCCTTGGTGCGACGCGCGCGCGGCTTGGGAGCGGCGGCGGTCTCGGCGACCGGATCGGCCGCGGCGGTCTCGACCTTCGCGGCCTTCGAGTTCACGGCCTCGGCGTATCCGTTGGCGATGAGATCGGCGGCGACATGGTCGGCGACGGTGAGTTCCTCGCCACGGCCGGGCCACTCGGCACCGTCAATGGTGCCTGAGATGTCGATGAGCTGACGGATGCGCACGGTGGCTCCTGCGATGTAGTGGGGATGGGGTGCTGGCCCCTGGGTCGAGGGGAGGGCGACCCAGGGGCTCAGCGGTTACTGCGTGGCTCAGCTCGCGCCGCCGACGAAGTGCTTGACAGCACCGGTCTGGTCGATGAGCAGGCCATCGGTCCGCAGCGTCACGCGGAAGGTGCGCACGCTGTAGTCGAAGGCGAAGTCGTCGCTGACGGCGACGTCGATGCCGTTGACCTCACGGATGTAGTAGCTCGGCAGGTGGCCGAACAGGACCGACTTCGCCGACGTCGCGGGCGACGCCATCGAGTCGTTGATCTGCACGGGGAACCCGAGCAGGGTGTCGGGGTCGCCGTTGAGGCCCGGTGCGAACAGGTAGTGATCGTTCGCGGTGCCCTTGAGCTTCCGAGCAGCAGCCATCGAGGTGCTGTTCATCATCCAGCCGCAGCCGGGCTGCGCGGTGTAGGCCGCGCCGACCGAGTAGCGGAGGTCGATGAGGTTGTCGCCGGTGAACGCACCCGAGACCGAGGTGGCGCCGGTGACGCCCGCGGTCGAGGAGTTCACGATGCCGGTGGGCTTTGACGAACCATCACCGGTCGTCATGTGACCACGGGTGGCGACACCGATGGCGGTGCCGGCCTGACGTGCGAGGAAGCCCGCGACGTCGACCGAGGCGTCGGCTGCGAGCTCGTTGGAGAGCTGCACGAGCACGACGTACTTGTAGGCGCCGAGTGCGCGGGTCGCCAGCGTCGGGTCGGACGCGGAAGCCTGCGCGGCCTCGCCCACGATCGCGGCCGTCGAGAAGGCGGTCGAGGTCGGGACGTTGAGGGTCTCGCCGTTGGCGGTGGTGATGACCGACGCGACGTTGCGCACGACGTTCGTCTGCACCATGTGCTCGACGATGCGGTCGTAGACACCGGTCGCGACCGATCCACCCGAGCCGGACTTGACCACGGCGCGCTGGAACTGGGCGCTGCGGATCTCGCCGTTGATGAGGGCACGCACGGTGTCGTCATCGGTGGGCTCGGCCACTGCACGCTCGCCACCGAGGTCGAGCGGGAGGCCGAGACGGCCGCGGCTCTCCTCGATCGCACGGTCGCGCTCGATGGACTCGATCACCTTGGCCCGACGATCGTCGAGGGCGTCGATGTCGGCGTTGATGCGGTCGAACTGCTCGGCCTCTTCGCCGGACAGGTCGCGGTTCTCGGCAGCAGCTGCGTCGAGGAGGCCCTTGGCCTGCTCCCACGCGATGGCACGCTGCTCCGAGAGGTTCTTGATGAGCTCGTCGCTCATGGCTGAATCTCCTGTGGA